AAATGAGCACATAGGAGCTTTTGGATGTGACTCATATGATATATCTGGAACTGTAGGAGGTGGAGGTTCTAATGGAGCGCTACATGGGCTTACTAAGTTTAGCATGGAGGAAGCTCCTGCGAATGAGTTTTTCTTACAGTATGTAGCTAGACCGCAGACGGCTGAGATATTTTTTGAAGAAGTATTAATGGCTTGCGTTTTTTATGGTATGCCTATACTTGTAGAAAATAACAAACCTCGTTTACTGTATCATTTTAAAAATAGAGGCTATAGGGGATTTTCTATGAACAGACCCGACAAGCATATATCTAAACTTTCAAAAACAGAAAAAGAGCTAGGCGGCATACCTAACAGTTCTGAAGATGTAAAGCAGTCTCACGCCGCCGCTATAGAATCATACATAGAAAAAAATATAGGACTAGATTTAGAAGGCGCATTTAGGGGTGAAAACGAGATGGGCAGTATGTTGTTTATCAGAACCTTAGAGGACTGGGCAAAGTTTGATATTAATAACAGAACTAAGTTTGATGCTAGTATTAGTTCAGGATTAGCTATCATGGCAAACCAAAAGCACATGTACCAAGTGGAGAAAAAACAATCAAAAATAAACCTTAACTTTGCAAGGTATACAAATAAGGGAACTTTAAGTGAATTAATTAGATAGATGAAGGATGTTACAATAGACATTGCATCTACAGGCTTTCCAAGTCAATTTGTTTCAGATGCTGAAAAGGCTACTGACGAATTTGGTTTACAGATTGGACAAGCCATTCAATACGAATGGTTTAAAAAAGACGGCAACCAATGTAGATATTATAATCAGTGGAGAGATTTTCACAGACTAAGACTTTACGCTAGAGGCGAACAGTCTGTAGCTAAATATAAAAACGAGCTGGCAATTGATGGAGACTTGTCCTATCTAAACTTAGATTGGACTCCAGTTCCTATACTTCCGAAATTTGTTGACATTGTTGTCAATGGAATGCAAGACCGAGAGTTTAAGGTAAAAGCTTATGCTCAAGATGCATTATCTCAATCAAAGAGAAGTAAGTATCAGGATATGATAGAAGGGCAGATGGCCGCTAAAGACATCTTGACTACTATTCAAGAGCAAACAGGGGTAGACCCTTTTATAATGGACCCTGATGAGCTTCCTAGCTCTGATGAGGAGCTTTCATTATATATGAACCTAAACTATAAGCCAGCGATTGAAATTGCTGAGGAAGAGGCTATAGACACAATGTTTGCAGAAAATCATTATGATGATGTTCGTAAACAATTAGATTACGATTCTACTGTTATAGGTATGGCTGTAGCTAAACACGAGTTCCTCCCTGGAGCTGGTGTGCAGATATCTTATGTAGACCCAGCTAATGTAGTTTACAGTTATACTGAAGACCCTCACTTTAAGGATTGTTTTTATTGGGGAGAGATTAAGACGCTTCCAATTGGAGAGCTTCTTAAAATAGACCCTTCTTTAACAAAAGATGATTTAGAGGAAATATCTAAATATAGTCAAAGCTGGTACGACTACTATAATGTAGCTCAGTTTTATGAGAATGATATTTTTTATAGAGACACCTGTACGCTTATGTATTTTAATTATAAGACCACTAAGAAGATGGTTTATAAGAAAAGAATACTTGAGGGCGGTGGTTCTAAGATGATACAAAAGGACGACAGCTTTAACCCACCAGCAGAAATGCTTGAAGAGGGTAACTTTGAAAAAATAGAAAAAACTATTGACGTTTGGTATAATGGCGTTATGGTTATGGGTACTAACATTCTATTGAAATGGGAGTTAGCGGAGAACATGGTAAGACCTAAGTCTACTTCTCAGCACGCACTTCCTAATTATGTTGCTGTTGCACCAAGAATGTACAAAGGAGTTATTGAGTCTTTGGTTAGACGAATGATTCCGTTTGCTGATTTAATACAGGTAACTCATTTAAAGCTACAGCAAGTTATTGCTAGAACTGTGCCCGATGGAGTTTATATTGATGCGGATGGCATCAATGAAGTTGATTTAGGAACAGGCTCTTCATATGACCCTTCAGATGCACTACGATTATACTTTCAAACAGGTAGTGTTGTAGGTAGAAGTTATACCCAAGATGGAGAGTACAATCAAGGTAAAATTCCTATACAGCAGCTCACAAGCAATTCAGGCGCTTCTAAGACACAAATGCTTATAGCTAACTATAACCACTACTTAGACATGATTCGCTCTGTAACAGGCTTAAATGAAGCGAGAGACGGTTCTACACCATCTCCTGAAGCTTTAGTCGGTGTTCAGAAGTTAGCTGCATTAAATTCTAATACAGCCACAAGGCATATCTTAGATGGTAGTCTTTATATATACCGAAGTCTAGCGGAGGCTTTAACCTATAGAGTTGCTGATATATTAGAATACTCAGACTTTAAAGAAGACTTTATAAATAAGATAGGTAAGTATAACGTAAGTATATTAGGTGAGATATCTGATTTATACATTTATGACTTTGGTGTCTTTATAGAGCTTTCTCCGGATGAAGAGCAAAAAGCAATGCTTGAGCAGAATATTCAGATGGCTTTGTCTAAGGGAGATATTAATCTTGAAGATGCTATTGATATTAGAGAGATTAAAAACCTTAAACTAGCTAATCAATTATTAAAAGTAAAAAGACTAGCCAAGCAAGAGCGTGATGAGAAAATGCAAATGCAACAACAAGCGATGGTTTCTCAGCAGCAATTAAAGTCTCAAGAAATGGCAGCGCAAACAGCTATGCAAAAGATAGAGTTAGAGACCCAGTCTAAAATGAAAATCAAGCAGGCTGAAGTGGCTTTTGAAATAGAGAAGAATAAAATGGAAGCGCAGCTTAAATCACAGCTTATGCAGCAAGAGTTTAGCTACAACTTGCAGCTAAGAGGTATCGATGAAAATGCTTTGTCTCAAAGGGAAAACCAACGAGAAGAAGCGAAAAGCAAAAGGATTAGTCAACAAAATACTGAGCAGTCTAAATTAATTACACAACGTAAAAATAATTTACCTCCTCAAAATTTTGAGTCTAATGAAGACAGTCTTGATGGCTTTGATTTATCTGAGTTTGAGCCTAGGTAATGCCGCAAAAACGTCTTTGTTTTTTAATTAAATTTGTAACTTAAATTATAATCTAATGGAATTAAAAGTAAGAGCGGTTGATGCCGTTGAAGAAAAGTCAGTTCAAGAAGTTGAAAATGAACTTCTTCAAAAACATGAAGAGAAATTTAGTGAGCCTTCTGAATCGTCAGAAGAAACTCCTAAAGTAGAAATAAACACTACTGAAGAAAGTGTTGTTGAAAACACTCCTGAAGTAGAAGAAAATCCTCAAGAATTATCTGAGGATGATGTTCTTTCATATATTGGGAAAAGATACGGTAAGGAGATTAATTCATTTGATGAATTAATGACAGAGCGAAAGGAATCTGAAGAGCTTCCTGAAGATGTGGCTTCTTACTTTAGGTATAAAAAAGAAACAGGAAGAGGAATTGAAGACTATGTAAAATTACAAAGAGACTTTGATTCTATGAATCCTGACTCTTTGCTAAGAGAGTACTTAGTTGCTACTGAAGGCGAAGGTTTAGATGCAGAAGATATTGATTCTCTTATGGAGGATTATTCTTATGACGAAGAGCTAGATGATGAAGCGGTAATCAAGAAAACTAAATTAGCAAAGAAAAAAACTATTGCTAAAGCGAAGAAATACTTTAATGAGCAGAAGGAAATGTATAAGCAGCCACTTGAGTCGAGCCCGGTAGCTACATCTGAAAGCGAAAATGAAGAGTTTCAAGCTTATAAGCAATATATTGAATCTGTTAAAACTCAACAGGAAGAGAGTGATGCAAAACGTAGTTGGTTTATTAAAAAAACTGACGAAGTTTTTACTGAAGATTTCAAAGGTTTTGAATTTTCGCTAGGCGACAATACAGTGACTTACTCTCCAGGTGATACTCAGTCTATCAAAAAAAACCAAGAGACTCCAATGAACTTTATTAATAAGTATTTGGACGAGGATGGTTTAATGAAAGATGCGGGAGGATACCACCGAGCTTTAGCAATTGCAATGAACCCCGACAAATTTGCCAACTTCTTTTATGAACAAGGCAAGTCTGAGGCAACCGAAGATGTTTTACGTAAAACTAAAAATATAAATATGAGTGAACGTAGAGCTCCAGAAGTAACCAATAAGGGAGGATTTCAAGTCAAGTCAGTTAACCCTGATTCGGGACGAGGCTTAAAAATTAGAAGTATTAATAAAAAATAAAAATTCAAAATTATGGCAGGAGCTGTTCAGGCAACCCCCGGGTTCGCTTTACAGCCAAGCGCAGAACAAGTGCCCTTGGCTACAAATTACATAACTAACTTCGATTTCTTAAATCAGTATCTACCTGATACTTATGAGAAGGAATTTGAAAGATACGGTAATCGTACCGTTGCATCGTTTCTACGTTTAGTAGGAGCTGAAATGCCTTCTAACTCTGACCTTATCAAATGGGCAGAACAAGGAAGACTACACACTAAATACATTAACTGTGCTTCAGGAGCAGCAGCAGGAGCAGATACTGCTACTATTACTGTGAATGATACTTTAGTGCCAGGTAGTGGAAGTATTGCTATTAGAGTAGGACAAACTATTGTTCTTTCTGATAATGCAGGAGCTGGATTAAACAAAGGTATTGTTACTGCGGTAAACACTGGGGCTGGTACTTTTGACGTAGCTTACTACGAAGCAGCTGGACAAATTGGTGGAGCTGGACTTACTTATACTGTATTCATTTATGGTTCTGAGTTCAAAAAAGGAACTAATGGAATGGCTGGTTCTTTAGAAGCTGATGACGTTATCTTCGATAACTCTCCAATTATCATCAAAGACAAGTACGCTGTAAGCGGGTCTGACATGGCGCAAATTGGATGGGTAGAAGTAACTACTGAAAATGGAGCTTCTGGATACCTATGGTATTTGAAGTCTGAGCACGAAACTCGTTTACGTTTTGACGACTACCTAGAGACTGCAATGATTGAAGCTGTACCTGCTGAGGCTGGTTCAGGAGCTATTGCTGCTGCAGGAGATGTAGGAAACAAAGGTTCTGAAGGTATCTTCTACGTTGTAGAAAATCGTGGTAATGTGTGGGGTGGAGGAAATCCTGCTGCACTTGCAGATTTTGACGCAATCATTTCTCGCTTAGACAAGCAAGGTTCAATCGAAGAGAATGTTATTTTCGTAGATAGAGACTTTGGTTTTGACATCGATGATATGTTAGCTGCTCAAAACTCTTATGGAGCTGGTGGAACATCTTATGGTTTATTTGACAATGATAAAGACATGGCATTAAACTTAGGATTCACAGGATTCCGTAGAGGATATGACTTCTACAAGTCTGACTGGAAATACTTAAATGACCCAACTATGCGTGGTGGTCTTCCTACTGGAGCTAACTCAGGACGTGTAAACGGACTATTAGTACCAGCTGGTTCTACTACAGTATACGACCAGATTTTAGGTAAAAACGCTAAGAGACCATTCTTACACGTTCGTTACCGTGCTTCTGAGACTGAAGACAGACGTTACAAAACTTGGATTACAGGTTCTGCTGGCGGTGCTGCAACTTCAAGCTTAGATGCTATGGAAGTTCACTTCTTGTCTGAGAGAGCTGTATGTACTTTAGGTGCAAACAACTTCTTCTTATTCCAAGAGTAGTATTTACTAAGGGAGGTTTAACCGCCTCCCTTTTTTTTAAATTTAATTAAATCTTATATAATGAAAAAAACTAAAGTATTAGTAGACAAAGTCTACAAGCTAACA